CTGGACACTTCCGACCAGCACACCGCCATCAAGAATTATCGGGGCGGGGAAGGTACGACGACCACATCGTATTACCCGACGAAATTCTCGATCGAGTTACCCTTTTATTTCACGAGGACGAACAAAAACGCCGTTCCCCTCTGTAAACTGAGTAAGCAACAGGTGTCGATCCGGATCAAGTTGGTGGACAGGGACACGTACTTTGCATCCAGATCAATAAACCTAAACTTACCCCCCGTCAACGTCGCGAGCGAAAAACTTATCGATCAGATCTTTTTGACGAGTGAGCACGTGTATCTGAGCGAGCTCGAGCGCAAAGCTTTCGAGGATTCGCACATGGAATACTTGATCACCCAGGTCCAGGTCCACGAGACGCGCATGCCCGCTGGGTTCAATAAGAAAGCCTTCCTCTTGGATTTCAGGCACCCCGTGAAAGAACTCATGTTCCTCGGAGAAGGAGCGACGACTCAGGGCAGCCAATACAACAACTACACCTTCAGACAGATCAAGACCGCCGAGTTGTGCCTGAACAACGTCGTCTTCTTCAGGGAGAACGGCCATTTCCTCTCCGTCGTTCAACCGTTTAAGAATCACGTCAACACGCCGGACGTGGGCGAATCTATGTTCGGCACGTACTCGTTCGCGCTCGACCCCGAGGCCAACACCCCGACGGGTCACCTCAACATGTCGAGGATCATTCATCAGAAGTTCACCGTAGAGTTCAACGAGCAGGATAGCTACGTTCCGGAAGATAATACCCCGGCGACCCGTTCGCACGCAGCCTCCGAAACACGCATCCGCGTGTACGCTCTGAACTATAACATCCTGTCGTTCGATTCCGGGTTAGCGGGCCTTAAATTTTATTAATATCATATAGTAGTTATGGCGGGATCTATCCAGCTCGAGTCGAGGGGTCTTCTGGACCTATACACGACCGACAATCCCGACTTTACATTTTTCAAAGAAAACTTCAGGAAGAAGTCCCAGTTTTCTTTGCAATTCATCGATATCAAACAGGGGAAAGAGTTCGAATACGGTGAGACGCACACCTTCAAGATTTTGCGTGACCACTGCGACGTCCTTCGAAGCGTGAGCCTCAGGTTTACTCTCCCCGACATAGTGCTCGCGGCCGGTGTGGACGCGGATAAAGATTACGTCTACGGCGAAGCCGCTAACTTCGTGGAATATATCAGATTTTCCGTGGGAGACACGGTGCTCCAACACATAACGACCGAGTACCTCGACCTCTACGCGGAGCTCGAGTACCCCACCACAAAGCAGGTATCTCTTTTCGATCTCTGTAAACGGGACGTGGACACGGTTTTCAACCCCACCACCGTGAAGAGCCGCATCTCCAGAACGCGTCCGTACCCCCGCCAGGTCGGCGGCGACGTGTGCATCGAGATCCCCTTCTATTTTCACGGTCACCCAGAGCTGGCCTTTCCCGTGTGCGCGCTAGCTTCAGAGACGGAGATTACCGTAGAGGTTAAGTTTAGGAATGTGGAGGAATGCATTTGCGTGTCGCGACACCAAATCTCGGGGTTCCAAGGTTCGGTCGGCGCTGACGTCGGCGATTTGGTCACGTTTAAACCGTTCGATTTAAAATTATCCACCGAGTGTGTCTTTCTAGACCCGGTGGAGAAGATCAAGGTTCAAAACAGTGTTTTCGAATTCCCCGTCACACAGATTCAATACGACGACGTGTTGGTAGGAAAGGAGGAGACTGAATTCAAAACGCGGTTACACTTTACGAACCTCGTGCAAGAACTATACTTTTTTGTGATGTACACAGATAACAACGCCTTCGGCGGTACCTTTAATTATAACGACACACCGGCTGATGCCGCCGGTCTATCCGTGGACCCTTCGTTGAGAAACGAACACATAAACTACGTAACACTCACACTGGACGGTGAAGAGATTTTGGACGAGCACACCGGTTCGCCGCATTTCCTGCGAATCATTCAGCCGCGACTTCATCACAGGAACACCCCCGTCACGAGGCGATTTTCCACCTACAGTTTCGCCTTGTATCCCAACGATAACAGCACGGCTTCCGGCCATGTCAACTTTTCCGTCGTCAAAGAACCCACACTTCAGGGTAACCTATTCACCAGCAAGCACGGGAGTCCCCCTGTGTACTACGAAAGGCGGTTTCACATCCTCGCGAAGACCATGAACTTCATACGGGTGAAGGATGGTAAGATGTCACAGGTTTTTGATTACATGATTTAAACAGGGCTCGGTGTTCTTGAATAAACTCAAAGATTGAGTTCTTAATCACCCACTTGATGAAGTTAAGTTGGGCGAGGGTCGTTTGAATCTCTTCAGACGTCTCTGGGATTTGGTACGTGAACTTTTCGGCTCGACAGAACGGGTCAAATAACTTTTTGGAGTACCCGTCCAATGAAGATTTGTACGCGCAGTGGACGGCAAACATCTTGCCGTCCTTCGTCTTGAACGATGTGTGATTCTTTTTTGCGTAATTCGTGATGAACCACTCGAGGTTCCGCAGAGAAATTCCACCGCTTTTGTTTAGTATCGTCAGTAGTTTATTCCTGTTGTGCTGGTCTTTGTAGAACTGGTTTATGGATGATAGCAGAATGCTTGACTTATTCATTGATTAAAAACTAATGTGTTCAAATCTATAAGTCCCTTTCGACCTCGTTCACACGCTGGACACCCCGCGACGTTCATCCGTTCCGGTCCGTGGTTGTGTCCATTTGCACCGCCGCTGCTCAAACGCCTTGATTCTATGTTGTCTCCCTGATGTTCGTGAAACTTGCAGTACCCGTTTTGCGAAGCCTTGAACGAACATCTGACCCGACTCCCGTCCTTCGTCGTCTTGTACCCCCTGCACCGCTGGTCGTCTTTCAAACCCGGGACATCGTGTAGTAAGATATCCAGGGGGATCTGATGCTTTTTAGAAATGCTCTCGAGAACCTGGGTTAGTTTTCCCTGTACCTCTTCCTCCACGAACTCAGCGACGATCTCGTTTAGGCCGTACGCGGGAAGGTGGTCGGAAAGGATTTGACTGACCACTTTGCTGATTCTAACCTCCATCTCACGTACTTTTCTTTTGCGCGAACCTTTTAAATAGGTCGTCGATGGAGTTCTGTTTGGGGTCCCTCTGTTTGGGCGGCGGGCCCAGCATGTCACCGAATATATCCTGTCGCACGTTCTCAAACAAGGGGTCGAGGAGATCGCACACCGGGTTGAGAAACTTGTTGACGAAGTAGTAACGGTAATCGACCGGTATGTTGTGTTCCTCGACAAACTTCGGGTCTTCACTCTTTTCGAACGCTTTCGCGCGATGGTCGCCGGTGCACGTCAGGAGATAGGGAACCCTGTCCCCGCTCTGCGGCTCGCTACCGGGTTTTCGTTCTCGCATCTTCAACATGACTTGGACGTGGGCCTGGTTGATGAACGCACAGTCCACCCCTTTGATGCTGACGGATTCACCTTTGACTTTGTAAGTGTCCGAAAGGCTCTGACTCAGGATCAACTTTTCGTGAGCCACATCACCCGCCAGGAGCTCGGAGGCGCGTTTACGGGCGAGTTCTTTCGGCGGGCCCGTATCCGGTGCATCGAGGACGACGTCCAGGAGTTCTTTGCATACCTCGCGCATGTGCGGCGTGTTATCCCTTCGAACCAATTGTAGACCCTTGACGTCGATATAATCCATATGCATCTGATTATCTTTTCCCTTGGTCCACAGTTTCGCCGCGTACCGCTTTTTAGAGTAGAGAAAGTACGGGTGGTAGACCTTCTCGAGTTCCAGATTGTTCGGCTTTTTGAAGAGCGCGGAACACTCGTCCGCGGCGCGCTCTCCCAGTTCCCAGCTGTATTCGATCGCCTCTTTCCCTTTGCGACCCTGAACATCGAATTCCACCATCACTGAATCCGTGTCACCGTACCTGACCTTCGCCCCAGGGAAATTGGCCTCGACGTAGGTCTTGGTCTCCTCAATCATGCCTCGGCCTCGGCACGTCGTCGTCGAAGCGATCGGGACACACGGTAAAATTCCTTTCCCCGCACCGGTGAACCCGTAGATGGAGTTCATCGATACCTTATACGCCAGTTGTTTGCCGTTGTACACCTCTTTCATGCCACCGGTCGCGGCCGCCATGTCCCTCTTGGCCTTCTTCCTGAACTGTTTAAGTTCAGACAGGATACTCGGTAAAAGTGAAGGAATGTTAT